GGATAAAATTGGAAATACTAAGTTTCCCTGACATTGTTTATGCCTCCGTGTTAATAATCGGCGCGGTAAACTTGTCAATCATAGTTTCCGCGACGGTCTTTATATCAATATTAGATATGATAACCGGTATTCGGTAACGGCGCAAGGCTGAGCTACCTTCGATAGAAGAGAGGTCTAGCGTTGGACCGGCTATAAAAATCGAGCAATTAGCGTCTTCAGCGGCTCTCACGGCGATAGAAGAACGGAGTGCCATGGGTATTTCGTTCTTTCTGTCGGTTGCCTCTTGCCCGAAGCCACAGAGCTCAACCGCGAATCGCTCATGAGAGGACATCGACATAGTTTCTGTATTTAAGGTGAAGTCTTTTTTAGAGACGATCCCAACCATGCCCGATTGGCCGTCGTAGTCGATTAAAATGTATGGGGCCTTATCCTTGGGAGCGTCAAAAAGTTCATTTTTTAATATGATTCGATTGGCGGGAATTCCCGTATAAGCTGCGAGTATTCTTCCTAAAACTTGACCGCATTGGGTTATAGTCATGTCGTTAAATACTCCTGTGGCGTGTCTCCGGAATACGCTTCCGTAGCCTCATACCGCCGGTATCCGGCTTCATCCCACGCCTGCACGGAATCAATACGGTAAGAAATTCCCGCAACTTCTATCTGGTCATCGATTTTAAGCAAGCGATTAGAAGCCTTTGTTAAAACGGAAAACCATTTCCATGCCCGCTGATCTTCCGGCTTGCGGTTGACGCGCTCAGGTGAAAGCGGCTGAATCATGATATCCATCATGATATTTTCAGCCGTTTGCTTCACTATGAAATCAATAACATTTTTAGTCGTTACGCGGACAAAACGCCTTCGTGTCCATCCGCGAAACGCCCCGGAAACTATCGGTATGCTCATTTATTACTCGAAGTATCCGTTAATTTGAACCTGACCCCTGATTTCCTGTGAAGCGGTTGCAGTCCCCAAAATTACCTTTGCGATAATCGAGAAATATTCACCGCCATGAACAACGAGCGGAACATCATAATTGCGGTCAATCGTGTTTGCCTGTTGACCAACCAACGCACCTACCACCCACGAGGTAATACCAAGAGGAATAACGCGCCTTACCTTTACACCTACAAGGTCTTCGGTTCCCGCCAGAGTGTCAGCCGTTGCTCCGACGCCAACCGCCCACTGTATGGTTGTCGGAGTCGTTCCGACTGCCGCGCCCTGATTGAAAGCGTCAAGAGTCACGCCCCTGACAATCAGTGTGCTTCCAATTGGTACAAGGTATTTCATAATGTGAAAATCGGTATCAGCTCCGGCAGGCGCTCCAAAACGGAACTGCCCACCAAGCCCCGCAAAAGATCCTGTAGTATTTACAAGTGAAGCCGCCGCGATTGCTGTAATTGCTCCGCTATTTACCCAGTTTGCAGTCTGACCAGCCGCCGCTCCGGAAGGAACCTGATAGGAACCTGCCCCCATGCCACCCTTACACGTAGGCCATAGGCGATTTAGATCTGCGCCACCATTACTTACCTGAATTGCTGATATTTGAAGTTTGATAACGCTTGCAGGAATTACCGCACCGTTATATGTTCTGGCCGCATATTGACACTGTACCAAGCCGAGAGGACCAAATAAAGCAACAGGAACAGATATCGAACCCATAAGGTTTCCATTAAGCCAGAAATGTACGATATCCTGGCACACTTCAATTACGGTATCATAAACACTTCCGAAAGCAGGAAGGGCAAACTCGACGTACTGTTCAGAAGAGTTATTGCAAATAACGCCGCGCATGACTCCGTTTATAATTCTGAAAAATACACCGTCAGTAATTGCCGCGATTGCCGAGGATGCGTTGAAGTATCCCCATTCTGCAACCCAGTTAGCGACCGGTTGCGCCGTCCATGCAAGGGCGGTCTCTATATACAAGGCGTTTGCTTTGTACCACTGAAAAGTTCGGCACGTTCTGAGCATTGACCCTGAGTTTATGGTATTGAGTCCCGAGCTATTTAATTCATACCGGTTAGAACCGACAACAACGGTCTGAGAAACCGAAAGTCTGGTTGTCCAGATTGAAGAGTTGAGCGCTGTTCCTATGGGATAGTCTGAAAACAGAATAGAATCACATTCTGTTCTAATACGATAATCTTCACTGACCTCAAGTTCTCTCATGAGCCGGTTACCGTTGGGATATTTACCTTTTTCGGAAACCATCGCGGCGAACCCAGCTTTGTCGGATTCTTGCGTTTGTGCTACAAGAGCCTCGCCATCAGAGTTTACTTTAAGCCCGTTTAATTCTACGCTATTACCTATCGTTACCATATCATTCCCCCGAAACTATTATTCTAACATCATACACGCCGGTTGCCCCGTCTTTCGCAAATCCATATATGTCGAAACCGACGCCCGCCGTTCTCGACGCTTCCCCGCATTTTATATCCTGAATTGCAACTTCTTCCAGCTTTGAAGTGAAAAAAACCTGCAAAACTTTTGTATTCGTCATATTGGCGTAAGGAACCGAAACGGTTTTATACCCGCCAGAAGTTCCAAAGTCTAAAGTCGTGTTTAATGTTGCCAAAGTAATTACCCCCGGAATTCCTTGTATCCCCTGTATTCCTTGCGCGCCTGTTAATCCGGTGTCACCTTTAACGCCTTGAATACCTTGTAACCCTTGAAGCCCTTGTATGCCTTGACTTCCAGTATCACCTTTAGATCCTGTATCTCCTTTTAAGCCCTGAGACCCGGTATCACCTTTAAGCCCTTGGATACCTTGAAGCCCTTGTGATCCCGTGTCGCCTTTTATTCCTTGGATTCCCTGTATGCCTTGGTCACCTTTAGCCCCGGTATCGCCTTTTATTCCCTGAGTTCCTGTATCACCTTTAATTCCCTGAATTCCCTGTATGCCTTGGTCACCTTTAGATCCTGTATCGCCTTTTATTCCCTGAGTTCCTGTATCACCTTTAATTCCCTGAATACCTTGTAACCCTTGCGGTCCAGTCAAGCCAATCGGTCCTTGAATGCCTTGCGGTCCTGGAACTGTAGAAACGAGCGCGTCCAAAAAATCCTGTTCACTTCCAGTGTTTCCCTCAGCAAGCCAAACCATATATGCGCTTGCCCCTGACTGTCCGGTATCGGAAGCAATAACCTCGACGACATCGTCGGGCGTATCAATATTAAGTATGGTCCCTATCGCCTGAACAATTACACTCATAGGGTTTCCACCTCAAAAAATCCTTCCAGATAAGGAACCGGCACACTGTTTTCCGTCATTATCATGTGCCACGCATGCCGGCCAACAGAGAGAAGTGCAGAGTTTTCAGCGGTAATGGTATAATGTACATAAGTTTTTTCGGTAATGGCATCGTAAGATACGGTTGTTCCTACGGGAAAGGCGTCAACGGTCGCCGTAAAGGTGTTTGCAGAAATATCTCCGGGATGCACTGTCATGAAGGTGCGCTGGTAACCTTTGATTACTTTTTTGATATTAAGATTACCAACACTGCGCGAACCGATATCTGCCATAGGTTCCCCTTTGTTATCAGTGTAATGGCTTATTGTTTATCGGTCAACCTCATACGTTATTGACTTTCTCAAAAGACCCTTATCAATCAATGGCGAGTCCCCGCCTTTTTTGCGCTCAATAGTCGAATCAGCATTCAGCGGCCATGTACCAAACCCGTTAGTATCGAACGCCTCTTGTATTTTCGCCTGTCCCGCTATTCCTATATCCTCGAAAATAGCCTTGATATCGCCCGATTTAATATGTTCTTTCGCTTTCCCCTCGACATATGAAGCAATTTCTTTTTGCTTCAGCTCAAGAGGCATACGAATAAAAGAACGTTTCGGAGGTCTATCAGGAACCGACACTGATCCGAATTCGTTGTATGCCCCATATTCCGCGACGGACTGCCCGTCCGGGGCTTTCGCGTCCTTAAATACGCCGATATCGACTGAATGTTTCCCTTTCAGCCCCTTTATCAGCTTTTCAAGTCCGGAAAAATCCCCGGTTATCTCGGATTGTCCGTCGCGGATATTAAAGGACATACGCGGTAGCCACGCCCAAAGCGAACGCCAAACAGAAAATAAAGCCCCAGCGATACGCCCGAAGCTCGAGATTTTTATTTCGAAGGATCTCGGTCATTTCATCAGTCCAGTAAATCTGCCCGGCTTCACGGTAGCCCTTTTTGAACGCCTTCGATGATTTCTTGTTCAAGGATTCGTCCCCCCTGCAACTGTAAATACCACGCCACCAAGGTACGGACTCGAAAGCATAAGGAACTTCTGCCCGTAATACGTCGACGCGAAAATACTTTCTTTCATCCAGTCCGGTATATCAACCGACTCGGAAACCCCGTCAGCTCCCCGGCTATTTTGCAAAAGCCGTGTCTGGCCGCCTGAGTCCGCAGCGTCAATATCCATAACCAGAAAATGTGCGGTCAAGTAATGTTCGCACAAGATCCCGATCTGTGGTTTATCTGACGGGTACAAATCGAAGTTAAAGAGCGCGTCTTTCTCGGCTATCGCGTTCGTTATATCCGAGTCCATAACGTCCGGGACGGCAGAGCCAAACGTGAAATTACGGGCGAACTGTGCCTTGAATGAGGCGAGGGTTACGTTGGGCATTATACGGTTGCCTTCGGTTGTGTTCCTGCAAAATTGTTTCTTGCGGAACAATGAAAATGAGAAATGGCAGAAAGAATTTCATCACTATAATGCTCACTCATATCCATTTCTGACATTATAAAACCATTGCATATTTTATATGCGACAAGCAAACCAAGGTCAGTGATAAAATATTTTATATATTTTATCATTTTTCAGCCCTTGGCGGTCTGCCGGGTTTTTTGACGGGTGTTTCTAGAGTATCGTCGTTCTTTTTTTCTCCAAGCGAAGGGGCAACTAAACCGAGTTCTTTTGCCTCAACGGTATCCTCTCTTTCTTTGACGGCCTTCTCCCTCTTTTCCACGTTCGTGATCCTGTCGCGCAAAGACTGCTCTTCACGCGCCAAGGTAGCCGACGACATTGTCGCGGGACCTGCGGGCGCAATGTCCTGCGGATATCCATTAATGAGCCGTAGCGCTGCAATTTCGGTCATCTCGACAGAATCCGTCGGCTGAAGGGTAATGTCCTCGCCTGCGGCGTTTTTTACCGGCCAGCTCCGTTTTCCTTTATTGGTCACGATCATTGTTTTTTCTTCCACTTGTTACTCCTTAAATTAATTGTACTATATATTAAAGCGGTACGCCATACCTCTCGGGAGCTAAATAAACGCCTGAATATTCTTGCATTTCTACTTTCACGCCTCGCCCTCGAGCAAGGCCGATCAGGTAAAATAAATAATCACGCTGCCCCCCATATTCCCAATCAGCCAGCATATCGACCCCGTGAAGCGCAATATCAGTATACCCCAGCTTAATGGCATAGGCGAGCATCCACGAAATAGATGAGGGGAATATCTCCCCGAATTCTTCTATAAGTTCACGGTACGGTAAAATTTCCCCCGTCTCACCCCAAGCCG